CGCCACCACAACCAGCGCCAGACCGGGCAACTCAACCTGATATACCCCCTCAACGGACAGTACGGCGTTAATCTGCCCCGGCACGATATCCAGCCCCAGCTTTGCCCGACGGGCCGCCACCCAGCGTTGAATGGCATTATTTGCGGCGTCTTTTATCGAATTGAAGTCCTGACCGCGATAAACCGTGATGCGGGCGTCAATGGCGTAGTCCACCTGCACGGGCTTTCTGGCATTGACGGTATCGGTGAGTGGTCGGACTTTCTCATCCGAGCAGAAGCTCTCGACCAGCGTGAGGATGCTGTCGTCCGGCAGGCCGGTGCTGAGCAGCGGATACAGCTCAACGGTACCGGGCACCGGGGAGAGAACGGCGACGTCGACGATGCTGGGATGTGCCCCCATGGCATGAAAACGGTATGCGCCACGGCTACCGGCGTTAGTGAATGACTCCGGGGCCAGCCTGATGCGCTCACGCAGCCGGTCATTGTCTTCCTGCTCTGAGCCGCCAGAACTGGCGGACAGGTTGGTGACCTGCAGGTCGACGTTGTCAATCTCATCGAGCAACTGGCTGACCTGAGCAGGTTGCCAGCCGTTACCGGCATCGCCCGGTTCGGTACAGGTCGCCGTGACGTTGACCAGCAGCAGACCCGCCTTCAGTACCACGTCCGTGTCAGTGGCGAAAATAACGCTGTCGGAGGCGCTGACGCGGGTGCCTGCAGGTATCAGCACATCCATCGCCATCGCTTCGTCGACAGCGAACTGGAGAGGAGTGGATGCAGGCTGCGCGGCCAGACGGTACACGCCAACCAGCTCACCGAGGTAATCAATCATCGGCTCACGGGCAAAGGCGACCAGATTCTGCTTGGCAGCTTCCTGCGCCGCTACCCTGACCAGCATTTCGCGATAAGCCCACAGGTCAATCAGCAGACGTTCGGCCTGCGCCGGATACAGCGTCTTGCCGGTATCAGCCTCATACTTCGCAATCATTTCTGCCGTGATTTTGTCGGCATCGCGTTCAATAAAATCGGGTTCTGTCAGCGCCATAGCAGTTCCTGAGTCCGGGGTTGTCCGTCCGAGCCTTTCCAGCTCACCCGGAGCGTAAGATGTTCACCGTCAACGGCGGGTTTAACCGACGTCAGCTGGCAGCGAGGCTCCCAGCGACGAATAGCATCGACGGACTCGCGCACGACGTGCGGAATGGCACGCTCAACGGGCCAGTCGATATAAAGGTGCAGATTGCTGCCGAACTCCGGGCGGTGCGGGTCGCTGCCGCGAGGTGTGCGCAGAATGATTTGAATGGCCTGCCAGATATCATCCAGCCCCTGGACGATTTCGCCGGGGGCCTGCAGGGCCGGTTGCCAGAATACTGAGGTCGTTTTCATGGGGGCAGTATTGCCCCCGGAAGGGATAGCCGATATTAAAGGCGTTTAAGAAGATGTGCGAGACTGGTTGCCAGTATTACTGGTCCGAAGTGATGCTGCCGGTGGCGTGGGCGCTGCCTTCAATCTCCAACTTGCCGGTGATGCGGGCCGCAGCACCTTTACCGCCGGAGGCTTCCAGCCCACCGTTGAGAACGGTCTTCCCGCCAACGGTCAGATTACCGGGGATTTCGGTTTCCTTCGCATCAATGACCGCGTTCTGTGCTTTGACCGTCACTTTGGTCAGGCACTCAACCGCAATATGCTCCACGCCGCCCCGGATGGTGAGTGTATGAGTGCCCCGGTGGTAGCTGAACTTGGCCCCGTCGCTAAATGTTGTCCCGCGAACGTCCTTGTCACTGAACGAGGGTTTATCAACGTCTGAATAGACCGCGCCAAGGATCACGCCATCTTCGCCATTTTCGTCCAGCAGCACCTTGACCTGCTCTCCCACATCCGGGAGCCAGTAGTCTTTGTTGTTCTGTGTGTTGCGCTGCAGGACGTCCAGCCAGTTGGTGCGCATGTTGTCGCACTCGGGCAGCCGGACGCGGGCTTTCACGCCAGCAGCATCGACGGCGCTGACGGTACCGGTCTGCAGGGTTACGCCTGTCATTTTTTCTTCTCCTTTATTACCGTGGATGTGCTGCCGTCAGGCTTGTAGACGGTGAGCGTCTGGGTCTTGCCGGTCTTATTACCTTTCTTCGCCTTACCCCGCGTCACTGGCCCCCGCGCCACGTCCAGCTCGGCCACGTAGCCGCTGCTACGGTCGAGGGTGTGGCGGGCGGTGGTTATCAGCCACGGCCCGGACAGCTGGCCAAATCCGGACAGCTCAATTTTATTACCCGCTATCAGCTGGGACGCTCCCATGAGGGTCAGGGAGCCGCTCTGCTGATATTCATTGTGACGGGCCAGCGCGGAATCTGCCTTAATGCGGGCGCTGTCCGGGTCACTGACGCGGCTGTTGACCTGAAGACGGTCGGCGCTGGTGACCTTGCCACCTTTGGTTTGCTTGCTACTCTCACTGGTTCCACCGTCAGCCTCATACACAATCAGCTTTTTCGTGCTGCTCTTCTGGTGTTTGACCCTGGCGGATTTGTAGACCCGATTGATGGTATCGCGCAGCGAGTAGCGAGCCACGTCCTGTGGCTTCAACTGCTTAACCGGCTCCTGGCTGCGAAGTGTGGCCAGATGCGAAAATATCAGTTGGTCGCTGACAATCTTCACCGCATAGCCGTACTCGCTGGCGAGCCGGTGCAGAAAGGCCACATCGGTCTCGGCGTACTGCGTCACCCGGTCAATTTTGATGGCCTCGATGCTGCCCACCAGTTTCAGCTGATGCTTTTTGGCAATGCGCCCGGCGATGGCCGCCAGCGTGGTACTTTCAAAACCACGGCTTGATTTCGTCCGTAATGCGCTGTTGACTGAGGTGGCCACGCCCCGGATGGAAACCACAGATGCGGGCGAACTGACCTCTATCTCGTCAATGGAGAAGGTACCGCAGGACAGCAGCTTCTCCCCCAGGTAGCCCACCTTCAGGGTCAGCGTATCGCCTTTGCCCGGATACCACGCATCCAGCCAGCGACCGTCGGTATCATCCAGCTCCACCTCGATGGTGTCAGACTCATTTTTGATGTTATCGCTGTACGTAATGCGGGTGACGTATGGGGTGATATCGCTGGTGATATTCTTTTTCAGATACCACAGGGTGAACACCGGCGACAGCACATCGCTGACGCCGCCCGGGGCAGACGATGTCTGCGTGCTGTTTACCTCAGCCATGGCGGGATATCCTCTTCTGTTGTGGCTTCTTCAGCCTCAATCACCGGGATAAGCAACAGCAGCCCGGAGGGAAGCACCGGCGTGATGGCCACGTGCGGGTTAGCGGCAATAATCCGGGGGTAGCCCATCGGGTCGCCGTAGTACTGCCATGCAAGCGAGTCCCAGCGCTCCCCGTTACGGGTGACATGTTTAAGGAACATCAGACACTCCTCGCCATAATTCTGGCTGCCATGGTGCTTAATCCCGGCGACATGCGGGTAAAGGTGGTACTGGCAGAGTTCAGCTGACCAGAAACCGCATCCAGCGCCGCCGCAATATTGCTGCCGTCGACACCGTACAACGAAGACTGCGCCTGCTGAACATACGCAGCGGCCTCACTGGTGGCCCGGGCCAGACTGACGGCCTCCGGCATGGACTCGGCCAGCGCATTAAACGCCGGGATACTGCTCCCCAGTGACCCGGAGATATTTCCCAGCCCACTCATCAGACCCGGCACGCGGGTCAGTGCCACGGTCGGGTTATCTTTCATTTTCTCCGCAATCCGCACTGCGCTCATAGTGGTCTGGAGCGCCGATTGCGCCTGTTTTGCGTAGTTGACGCCGTCCCGGACAAACTGCGCCACACCGGAAGGCGATGGAACCGCAGAAGACACCGCGCCGGTGCCCGGCACCTGCGTGCGGATGGCAGGTGGCTTCAGGGGGTTTTTAGGGTCGCCGATGTACTCCCTGAGCGATGCGGTGGCGTTGACTGCCAGCACGTTGCCGGTGCTGTCGGTCTGTTCGCTGGTTGCGGTCACGTCGGTTATCACAAACCAGCCGCGATAGTCGCCGTTGCCAAACACCAGAGCCAGCGCCTGATGGGCCTTCATCGCCGTTCTGAGGCGGGCCAACTCGACGTCGGGCACGCAATAATGCTGGTGAAAGACCAGGCTTATCTGGATTTCGTCCAGCTTGTCTCCGATGAACTGCAGGCCGGGTTTCCCTTCGATGCGGGGGTGCTCGGCATAATCGACACCGAACGTCGCTTCGAAGCCGTCCCAGTAGGTAATCAGCTCAAACTCAATATCGCCCAGAACCGCAAACATCAGCTGTACCTCCGGCGTTGTTGCTGGGCCAGCAGGCGCTCCAGCATTTTCTCCAGCTCGTGTACGCTCATATTCAGCGCACCGGTTAACCCGGCGGGCGTCGACGTCTCTTTGCCGTTAAGGTAGAACTGGGGATTAAAGTCGATGTTAATACCGCCAGTAGCTCCGCCTCCGGCAGCAGTACCGGCTCCTCGTCCGCCATACCCTGCGGCCATAATCTCTGGTGACGGAAGGCGGGGGACGTCCGGGGTCATTTCTTCAGCCAGCCGCTGTCCGGCCAGCGCTGCAAGCGGAGTGGTTCGCTGCAGGCCAATGGCGGCACCCTGCGCGATGTTGTCACCGAATCCCATAAACACCCGGCTCGGCGAATGGATACCCAGTTTTTCTTTAAACCAGCCGCCGACGTTGTCGCCCATGTCGGTGACGGTGGTTTTGAGCGTTTCCCACTTGTTTTTGATGCCGTTAATCAATCCGTCGATAAGGTTACTGCCGAAGTCGGTGAACTTTGCGGGCAGGTCAACGCCCAGATATTTCAGGGCGGCGGCAAAGGCTTTATACAACAGGCCAACCGGAGACCAGTTCATCAGCAGTTTGCTAATCCCCACGATACCGCCATTAAACGCCATTTTAATGTCAGTCCAGCGCTGTTTAAACCAGCCGCTGACCGCACCCCAGTTGCGATAAATAAGGTAAGCTGCTGCCGCGACGGCGGTTATAGCGAGACCAATGGGATTCATCAGCAAAGCCCGCCCCATCCAGAGAACGGCCCGCCCGACGAGCATGATGCCGCGAACAAGGCTGCCAGCCAGTACACGCCCCAGCGTTCCGGCCCCTTTAGCAACTGAGCTGAAGCCAGTCACCAGCCAGCGGAGTTTACCGCCTTCCCCCAGCGCCAGCGTAAGACGTAGCCAGTTGGCACGCAGCAAAATTAAATTTTTCCAGACGTTCACAAAGGGGGAAATCAGCAGGTTCAGCCCCAGTTTGAGGCCGATGGTGGCCATCTTAAACGCGAGCAATGCGCCTATTACCTGGATCGTACCGCTCACGAGTTGCGGGTTGGCTGCAATCCACTTACCGACGCTGTTCATTAATGGGATGAACGTTTCTCCCAGTTGGATCAACGCCGGGCGTAATGATTCACCGATGCTGATAGCCGCGTCGTTAAAGCCAATCTGCGTTCTGCGCCAACGCCCTTCGAGCGTATCATTCTGTTTCGCTGCATCCTTGTCCAACGTAGACATTGCAGAAGGAGTATTCATTTCCTGCTTGTTAGACTGGTATTTATCCCAGCCCTGACGCATCGACAGCAGATGGTTGACTGTCTGAATATCGGTGAATACTTCCGCTAGTCCGAAGGACTCCATCAGCTTCTGCTGGCCCTCCTGATCGCCTCTAGAGCC